ACTCCAACAGAATAAGCACAAAAAATTAAAACTTTATAAGTAGATAAATCTAAACCACTTGCAACTATTTCTGTTCCAGAAGTAGTCGCTACAGTAGAAAGTAATGTTAAACCACCGCTTGCAATACCTGTTAAAGCTGAGCCGTCTCCAGTTAAGGTAGTTGCAGCGACTACTCCTGAAACAACAACTCCCGTTGCTGAAAAAGTTGCTATTGTCCCCGCGTCTTTTTGTATTAGTAAATTTCCAGAAGTACCATCTGCTGTAGACTGAAGTCCACCTGTTCCGGTTGAAATTGAATTAATTGAATTAGCCATTATTTATTTTCCCAAGTTAAAGTTTCTTCATTCCAGACATAGATTTCTCCATCATCTGGATAAGGTTCTGGACATTCCCATTGACAAGTATCTTCATTTAAAGTCCATGATGGATAAGGTTTAGGTGCTATAAAAGCATCTCTTGTTTCGTCATATGTATGCCCAATACCAGCATAGTTTTTTCTAAAGTTATTGTTGTATGAAGTCTGTGCCCATACAGTAGTATTATCGTTATATAAGTTGTGTATAAAAGCTATACCTAATGCTTCTTGTTCTTCATTATTTTCATCTAAAATATCTTCATTATCAACAACGATTACATTAGTGACTAAATTATCTTCTATTTTTGCAAAATGAGCCATATATTATCCTATTATTGAAATTGGTAGCGAATGATAACAACTCCAGAACCACCTGCACCAGCAGCTAAACCTGAAGTGCCAGCTCCGCCACCGCCACCTGTATTTGTACCGCCTGTACCACCTACTACACTTGCTGTTCCACCTGCTCCGCCACCGCCAGAACCACCAGTACCTGATGCCGAGTTTCCTGCTCCGCCACCCCCACCTGCTCTTGTTACAGAACCTCCTGTAATAGATGATGCTGTTCCGTTGCCTCCGTTTCCTCCATTACCATTAGATGAGAATGTACCAGTTGCTCCTATAACAGAAGCTCCGCCACCGCCACCACCTGAACGCCAACTGACAGCATCTGTACCACCCTGTCCTCCTCTATTTCCTTGTCCTGCAGTTCCTAATCCGTAATTAGGGACAGCTTGCCCTGTGCCTTGACTACCACCGCCACCACCTGAACCACCAGCACGCCCAACTTCCTCCGTTGCACTGCTATCTCCTGCACCTCCTCCACCACCGCCTGTTGAAGTAATAGAACTAAAAATTGAATTAGCTCCTGATGTTCCACGATACCACCTAGCTCCAACAGCACCACCAGCTCCTACTGTAATAGAAAAAGAAGTTTCAGTAACTCCAAAACTTGTAGCAGGTCTATATCCGCCTGCTCCGCCACCAGCAGCCCAATCACCACCTGCTCCACCACCACCAGCAGCTATTACTAAATACTCAACTGTACCAACATCGCCAAGTTGGGTGACAGTAAATGTACTAGAGCCAGTAAAGGTATGTACTTTATAATCACCATCAGTAGTTATAGTTCCACCTGTGGCTTCCATCCATTTAACGATAGATGCATTTAAGCCAAAAGCTCTTGCGGCATTATTTGCTAATGATGATAGTCTAGGCAAACTGTGTTAAGGCAGCAAGTATTGTAAATGCTGCAGATCCTGTTTTAATTATTGTGTATGAATAAGAGTCAATACTATTAATATTTCCCACTGTTGGAGCTGCACCACCTTGCCATTCTGGTGTAATTCCTACTCCATCAACTTGTACTACTGTATTTCTATATTCAGCACCTGTTAAAGTTACTAAATGAACTAATGTAATAGCTTCTCCTACAGCTAATACAGAGTCTAATGAAGCACCACTTGATGCTCTAAAATTAACAGTCCAATCACCTGCCGCAGCAGATGTATAATAAACTACTGATTGTGTATTTGTATCATAATTAATTGTACCTGTTGCAGCAGTCGCTGCTACTGTTACTTTTTCTGTAGAATTAACAAAGGTAGAATAATCAGAAAGACCTGCAGATGGTAAATTAGTTAATTGTGAACCATCTCCAGTAAGACCTGTAGAATTAACTCCACCCTTTGTAACACCTGCTGATTGAAATGATATTGTGCCAGAAGTATCTGGAGTTATCTCTAACCCACCACCTGATGTTTTTGCATTTATTAAAGTTGCCATATTATAATACCACCCAAGTAGAGCCACTAGGAACTGTTACTGTTACACCACTTGCTACAGTAATTGGACCTGCCGACATTCCATTATAATTTGTAGCTATTGTGTAATTCGTAGCTACTTCATTCTTATTTGTATAAATACCATTAGTCGCAGCAAATTGTGGTGCTGTAGCATTGTTAGATGAGTCTTGTACCACAGCTTTTTCTGCTGGATAAGTACAAAATACATCACTTGTACCTGCTAAAGTAATTGCTGCACCAGAGTTACTAGACTCTAGGATTGTAGGTCTGGATAAAGTTGTGCCTGATAAAGTATAAGTGCCTAAACCTACTTCCCAGTTATCACCACTAACAATAGCGTAATAAGTAGTGTTTGCATTACCAACAACAGAAAATGCTTGAAAGCCATCTGATGCTCCTGCTAATGTAACTGTACCTGTACCTGTTGTGGTAGTAGTTTCCTTTATCCTATCTTTAACGATAAGAGCCATGTTTTATTCCTCTATGCTAATGTTACTGTTAAATTGCCTGTTGTGATCTTAAATACATCACCAGAGTCGATAGTTTTGGTTGCGTCTAGTGCTGTGTGGTATAACATATTGCCACTTGAAGCTGCATCCCAAAGACCAATCCAACCTACTGTTCCCCATCCTGCTGTTGCAGTTGGAAAGGTTGCGTCTGCGTCTGAAGCTACAGAACCTGATGTACCAGAAGCTGTTGCAAAAGAAGATGCAGTTCTAGCGTAAGAACCACCAGACACTTCTGTTCCTGTTCCAGCATCTGTAGGATTTGCTGTGTGTAAAGAAATATAAGGGTTATTTACGGCTGTAAATGCTACCCCATTTAATGTTTCGTTTAGAAGCGTTACTTCTAAATAATCTGACATATCTGCCATAATAATTTACCTCGTAGTTGTGGTTATAGACATTGGATGAGCAGGAAATTCCGCCTCATCATCTGATTTAGTTAAAGCATTAACACCTCGATCATACATTGCTGACCAAGTTGCTAATCTCTCATCATTCATCAAGAATGGCTCTGCTTCACCAAGTGCTGCATAAAGCAGTAAATCAGGTGTGTTTGCTAACCAAAGATTTGATGAAACTGTTGAACTCATATATGCAGGCTTCCGATAATAAAGAATTTGCAATGTATAAGCCGAGTCTGGTATTGGAGCAAATCTAAACTCTTGTGCTAATACTGTATAAAATACAGGTAGTCCAGATGCTTTTGCTCTTGTGTTTCTAAAAAAGTTACTTGTAGATTGAAAAGTAAGTGTTGCTATTGGGTCAGTAGAAGATATGTGCATATCTTTCATTGATAAAAAATCTGCTGGCATTTCTACTGTGCCATCTAATGCACCAGATGCTGAAACAGAAGTTGTAATTACTACTGAAAGCATTTGTCTAATTCGCAAATCTCTAGCCAATCTATCCTCTGCTAATCTAATAAATTCAGGGATAGTAGCTGTCAGATCACTACGAGCTAAATAACTTGCTATGGTAGCCTGTAGCGTTGTATAGTCTGTAAAAAATGCCATTTATATTCTTCCTGGTTTTGTTCTAAAAAATCTGTTGTCAGGGTTATTTAAAAATTCTTTAAATCTTTTCATATCTAAAATGTGAAATCCCTGCATTATTTGTTTTTGGTTTAAGTCATCAATGACTGTCATTGGAATAGATGCTATTTTATTATCAAATACATCTTCACCCCAAGTTGTTGAGGCATTATTAAATTCTTGTTTGTTATCTTCTACAATATCTGATACATCTTGTCTTGTTTCTATTACATATTTACCATCTCCAACATTATGTCTTTTTTGATGTCGGTATGATATTGGTTTTTTGTTCATAATTATCCTAAAAAGATATGCCCACCGAAGTGGGCAATATCAATATCTAAATTAAATTAGATTAAGTAGCTGTTAAATCAGCAACGATACCATGTGCTGCTTCATTATTTACTTGCAGAGTAAGCTCTGTAAGCATTTGATGGGTTGTTCTATCACCATCTTTAGATAACAAAGTAGACTGGAATGGTCGTAATGTTGCTATTGACAACATAGTTGGGTCAATAAGCAATGCTTGTTCACCATTTACTGCATAGTCAGGTGTCATAAATCTATCAGGTACTACTGACAAAACGCCAAAGTCTGATAAATAAACATCTGCTGCACCAATAATAGTAGTTTGAGCCTTTTTAGGTGCTGCATATCGCTGTTCTGCAATACCTGCAAAAGATGATACTACTTGTTTTTGATGAGGTGGAACAACCAACATAGTTGGATTACCGCCTGCTTCAAATACTTTCTTAACAGCAATTTTAAGAGCTGCTTCTGAAAATACTACTGTATTAGCAGTTAAAGTTGCAGTTCTTATTGCTGTACCTGGAGCTCCTGTAGGAGCTGCTGGTTTGCCAGCAGCTACTGTTGTTTGAGCCGAAGTCCAGTTGGTTTGGATCCAAGTTTGGATAGAAGCCAATTTACGAGCTGCTACTGCTGAACCAGTTACAGGAGCTACATTACCAAGAATAGATTTCTCTATATCTCGTTTTAGCTCTTGTCCTGCTTTTGCTAATTGATAAGCTGTTTCAGTCTTACGACCTGCTTTATCAACTGCATCAAGAGTGCCAGAAACATTTACTACTTTACCCATTATTTGAGTTTTATTTACAGCTTGAACTGTAGCTACTGGTGTAAATGATCCAGCAGCATCTCCTTCAATTAATGCGTTATTAGTGGCTGCTCCTAGTGTGTCTGTTTGCCACTGGTGAATAGTTGCTGTCGCTTTTGTTTTACCAATAGACGATACAACTGGGGTTTCCGTTGGTGCAATGTTATAGATTGTGTTGGATAAATCCTCACGCAATCCTTTTGCTGGAGTATATACTGCATAATCCGATACTGCCATTTTTATTTCTCCTTACATAAAGTTTTCAAATATAGAGGCTGCATCTCTGGCATCACCAGTTTGTAGTAACCTCTGTTGTAATTTCTTTTGTTTATCAGTTACTGACTGCTTTACCTTTGCTCCACCTTTAATCATCTTGGGAGCATTAGCTACTTTCTTTTTAACGCCAGCTTTACCTGCCATTAATTTATCGTATTGTGCAGCTTTATGTAACACTAAAACATGGCGTGAGTCATAGACTTGGGATAATTCCTCATCTGTGAAACCTACCTTTTTACCATAATTGCGAATTTCATTTCGAGCTTGTTCGCCTTTGGTTTTGTCTGAAAACTCTGGCAAGGATTGTGCTAGTTTTTGTGCTTCACCTGCTACATATTGTTGCATTTGTGCTTCTCTATCCGAGTTTTGCTGTTGAGCAATTCGGTTTTGTTCAGCTTGCACTATTTGTAACTGGTCTTTCTTTTCGGTCATTTCTGCGACCTTTACTGCATATCCTATTGGGTCGTTCTCTTTCATTGCAGTTAAATCTTCTTGGCTACTATTACTACCAACCAAAAATTGTTCAACTGATTTAAGTTTTTGAGAGTAGTCATCTCTAACTTGTCTAGCTTCAATAATTGCTTTAGCTTCTTGGTCTATGACCTTACGCTGTTCAGCAACTTCTTGAGTCTTTTTTGTATAATCAGAGCCAAGCTGATAAGAGGTAACAAGTTCATCAAGGGTAACTTCTTTTTCTTCACCAGCAGCTTTCACTGTGAAAGTTTGTT